CGTATGCTGCGTTTAGCAGGTTTGAATAAATGACATTCAACAACAAATTATAGGAGGTTATAAAATGTCTATTGTACAGAAATTAACCGAAGGTATCGTTAGTCGAGACCTCTCCGCAGAAGGCGGCGCTCTTATCTCCAAGTGGGAAAAGACCGGTCTTCTTGAGGGTCTCGGTGATGACACCGTTCGGAACGGGATGGCTCGTTTGCTTGAGAACCAGGCAAAAGAACTTCTCCGTGAGGCAACGAGTTCCATGGCCGCCGGCGACGTCGAAGGTTTTGCTGCTGTTGCTTTCCCCCTTGTTCGCCGAGTCTTCGGCGCACTGATCGCCAACGATCTCGTTAGCGTTCAACCGATGAGTTTGCCCTCGGGCCTCATCTTCTTCCTGGACTTCCAGTTCGGCGGTACTTTTACGAGTTCTGCAGATCGGCTTGGATTCCAGGTTAACGATTCCGTGTATGGCGGAAACGTTGTCGGCGCCCAGATCACTGGTGGTGTTGACTTGGTTGGCCTAGACGGCACCCAAGCCGGCGGCGCATACAATCTGCGCAACGGCTATTCGTCTCCGACGGGTAGTTTGGCCAGGAGTCAGACGAGCCTGGTTTGTTCTGGTACCCTTACGGGTATTGGCACGTGCTTGGTTTCTGCCAATGGTTACCTTGGTAACGATTCGGGCGCCAACGCCACACTGTGGCCCGCGCGTAAGATTAATGAGATTCTGGGTTTTGATCCGGATCTCACCTCGGGATCGTCCTTCCTGATCATTGAGGTGGACATGTCCGCTGGTACGACTGGCGGATCCGCCGTCAATTTTGATGATCTTGTGGCCATTTCCTTGACCGCAAGCAACACTGCCGCTGTCACCTACGTTCATCGCCTCACTCAGCTGAGTAAGTCTTTGGACGGTGCCACTAAGAGCAGTAATGTTGCCAATGCAGTTCTTGTTAGTACAAGTACTGCGGCGTCTCTTGAGACCGCGTGGCGCGCCGCAGGTGCCAACTTCCTCTCGGCACCGATTACCGACACATTCGGTAACGTTAGTGGTAATAAGCAGGGTGCAGTCCGAGGTGGTCCGGTTTGGGGACTTGAGAATAATACCTCAATTCCTGAGATCGACATCAAGGTTGACTCTGTGGCTGTCACGGCTATCACCAAGAAGCTCAAGGCTAAGTGGACCCCGGAATTGGGACAAGATCTCAATGCCTACCACAACCTTGATGCCGAGGTGGAGCTTACTCAGATTCTGTCTGAGCAGATCGCTCTTGAGATCGATCGTGAGATTGTTGAGGACCTCGTCCGAGGTGCAACTGGTGCCGTACGGTACTGGTCGCGACTCCCCGGCCAGTTCCTTAACCGCGAGACGGGTGCTATTTCCAGCGTGACGCAGGACTTCACCGGTAACGTGAGTGAGTGGTACGAGACTCTCATTGAGACTATCAATGATGTGTCAGCACAGATCCACCGGAAGACTCTCCGTGGTGCTGCTAACTTCGTCGTCTGCGGACCTGAAGTTGCCAACATCCTTGAGTTCACCGCTGGCTTCCGTGCCAATGTGACTGCTGATAGCGACCGCGGCGACGCGGGGGCTGTTAAGGTTGGTTCACTTTCGAAGAAGTTCGACATTATGGTCGATCCTTACTTCCCACGTAACTTGGTCCTTTGCGGCCGACGTGGAAGTAGCTTCCTTGAAAGTGGCTATGTGTATGCACCTTATGTGCCGCTGCAGACCACGCCTACTATCTTCGGCGTTGAGGACTTCGTACCTCGCAAGGGTGTCATGACCCGCTACGCCAAGAAGATGGTTCGTCCAGATATGTATGGACTAGTCGTCATCCGCGGCCTTGAAGAGTAATACTCTTCTCGGTTAGGGTAAAATAGTAAAAGCCCCGCCTCTTTTGAGGCGGGGCTTTCTATTTAGTAATAGTTCATTGCGAGGGATCCCATGGCTATACCACAACTAAGTCCAGCATCAACCACCAATCTTAATGTTTTGCCGGCCGCGGGGACAATTACCAGCGTCGCGGCAACATTGCCATTTGGGGTGTATGCTACATCGGCAGACTTTTTGTCTGGTGCGGCTGACCAAGTAACATATACTTATAAAAAACTGGGAGGTGATGTATTAGATATTGAGTTGGCTGAGGGGAATGTATATGCTGCCTATGAAGAAGCGGTTTTAGAATATTCTTATTTGGTTAACTTGCATCAAAGCAAGAACACTCTATCGTCTTATTTGGGGGCCGCTACAGCATCGTTTAATTCTGATGGACAAATCAAGGCCGGCGAGGCTCTTTCGGGATCGGAAGTGGCATTGCGCTATCCTAAATATGATTATGGATATGTCCGCCGGGTTTCTGAGCAAATGTCCACAGAAACTGGTATGGGGGGGACCGTCCCTATCTATTCTGCTTCGGTACCGAGGGTGGTGGACAAGCAGGACTATGATCTTCAGGCCATTATTTCCGCTTCTTCGGCCACGAGTGCGACTGCTTACTATGCAGGTCAAGTCTTGGATAAGCGGATTGTGGTACGCAAAGTATACTTTAAGACCCCTCGCGCAATGTGGAGGTTTTATGGGTATTACGGTGGATTTTCAGTGGTAGGAAATTTGCGTACTTATGGTCAGTATGCTGATGACTCTACATTTGAAATCGTTCCAACGTGGCAAAACAAGTTGCAAGCCATGGCCTATGAGGATGCGCTCTGGACGCGCGTTTCACACTATTCTTATGAAATACACGATAATAATTTAAGAATTTTCCCTCAACCTGATGGCACAAGTCCGAACAACTTCTGGGTAGAGTTTACTATTGAGAACCAGTATAATCCCTGGGACGATTCGCCCCGTGGGAAGACGGGGAGCGAGGGTGTCAACAACCTTAATACGCTTCCCTTTCAGAATATTCCCTACGAAAAGATTAACTCTATTGGTAAGCAGTGGATTCGGCGTTTTGCTTTAGCGCTTACTAAAGAGATGTTAGGACAAATACGTGGAAAATTTGCTACAGTGCCCATTCCGGGAGAAAGTGTTAATCTAAATGCAGCAGATCTGCTCAGCCAAGCCGCAGCAGAGATGACAGCATTGCGCGATGAGTTGAAGACCATTTTGGACGAAACCACTTATATCCAGTTGGCCGACCAAAGCTCGGCAATTCAGGAATCTAGTGAGAAAGTGCTCTCAAGCGTGCCTACCGGCATCTATGTGGGGTAGTCAGCAATGGCCAAGAAAAAATCAAAAACGATCGCCCTCCCAGATTCGGAGGAACTCATCAATGACCCGACGACGCAGCCTAATATTCGCCAGCGCCAACGGTTTACCAAGAATATAGCCAGTACTCGCACCGAGGAGGAGATTAAAAATCCTCCGAAGAATCAAAATCTAGGTCTCAATGACCCCACTGTAGTTAAAAAGGTGCCATTTGCTGCATCTTCTTTGGAAACTATTGATAAATCCGTATTGAAATATGTGGATGAAAGGCTTAATATTTCTGTTGAGACAAATGAGGGCTTTAAAAAGGTACCTGTTTTGTGGGTGACTGCCGAACGAGCCTATCAAATTAAACACAACAAGGACTTGCGCGATAAAGAAGAGACCTTGGTGTTACCTCTAATCACCGTAAACCGAACTCAGGTAGAAAAGAATCCTGCCTCCGAGTACGGTATTCCTGCTGCCAACATTCCTGAAGTTCGCGACGCGATGGGGGGAAGCATTACGGTCGGGCGCGAGATATATCAAAAAAAGACTGCTGAATTTCAAAATGCTTACGCAAAAAGAAAGTATGGACGCCAAACATGGCCCGCAGTTCGCAACAATAAAACTGTTTATAGAACCATTACGATACCCTTTCCTACATGGATTGCTATGCGATATGAAATTTCTATTCGCACGGAATATCAGCAACAGATGAATGAAATCGCCCGAAAGTTTATTCGCCAGGGTGGTTTAAATCGGATGCCTTTTCGCCTGGAGAGCGAAGGCCACAAATTTGAGGCCTTTTTTGACGGAAATCTTACCAACAATTCTAATGTGGCTTCTTTGGGCATGGAGCAACGAAATTATGAGTCCATCCTTAATCTTAAGGTTCTGGGTTATTTAATCGGCGACGGGGACAACCAAGAGAAGCCAAATTTGGTGTATCGCGAAAATGCCGTAGAAGTCCGAATCCCCCGCGAAACAGTAATATTTGGGGACATCCAGGAGTTTTTGGATAATTCGGGCTTTTATAGAGAGTAAAAGTTATTTAGCCAATTAATTTACTATTTATATTTGAACACTTATTATAAGTTTCTAGAGGAGTTAACACATGTCCGTTGATAGATTTAGATTTGTATCACCTGGTGTCTTCATCAATGAGATCGACCAATCACAAATTGAGGGCCCCCCAGCCCTAGGAGCAGGCCCTGTCGTCATGGGCGTTGCTAAGAAGGGACCAGCCATGGTTCCTGTTACTGTTTCTACTTATGCTGATTTTGTAGATTTATACGGCGCACCCGAACCGGGTAGCACCCGAAACCCAGATCCGTGGCGAAACGGCAACAAGGCCAACCCTATGTACGGTGCATATGCCGCGCAGGCCTATCTTGCCAATGGCGCTCCTCTTACATATATCCGCCTCGTGGGAGATCAGGATCCTACTGCTAATACGGCCGGTGTCGCTGGCTGGGAAGTTCCCGCTGTTACCAAAGAGAATAACGCCGGTGGCGCTTATGGTCTTTTTATTATCGGTAGCGGTTCTACCGGCGCTACGCCGGCGAACAACAACGGCGAGGGAATGCTGGCAGCCATCTTTTACACCACCGGCTCTAACGTAACCGTAGAGCTGTCGGGAGCTTTTCATGGTGTTGGAACACAAGTCGCCGGCGCCGCAGCCCTCGTCGATCCCACCCCCATCGGGAGTGGCACATCGCGAGAGTTTAAGGTTCGTATTACGGGCGATCGTACGGGGACTGTAGAAAAGAATTTCAACTTTGATCCGAAGAGCGGCCGGTACATTCGGAAAGTTTTTAATACCAATCCTACTTTATGTAACTCTGATATCACGGCTGAAGCAAATCGTCAAGATTACTGGCTCGGCCAGTCATTTGAAAATTCTGTCGTGAGTTATATCACTACACTGGCCGACACCGACTCTGCGTTGATTAGTCGTACAGACTTTACCGATACTGTGGGTGTTATTCTATCCTTGGTGAGCGGCTCTACCGGCGCAACAAGTGGTGGCGACTTCCGCACCAACTATAAAGTGCCCGCAACCCCCTGGATTGTTGGTCAGGATTTGAGCGACAACTCAGGTAGCTTTGATGTTAATAGTACCGTTGAGCCTCTCTTCCGTATTCTTGCCCGTGAGGGAGTTGAATATGAACAGAGAAATTATAAGATTTCAATCTCTGACGTGAAGGCCTCCCCTAACCCTCAATTTGAGCCGTATGGTAGTTTTACACTTCTCGTGCGCTCTATGCAGGATACAGATGAGAATCCCGTCATTCTGGAACAGTTTAACAACCTTAACCTAGATCCCGCTTCTAATAACTTTATTGGTAAGCGAATTGGTGATCGCAGCTTTAGCTGGGATACCACGAACAAGAAGTGGAACGTGGACGGTCAATATGATGTTCAGTCTAAATATTGCCGCGTTGAGTGTTCGGACTTGGTGGATGCCGGCGGCCAAGATTCCGCCCTCCTTCCCTTTGGTTTCAAGGGCGTTCCAACTTTCCGTGGCTTCGGTATTTGCTTAAGTGGCAGCCAAATTATGGATTATAGTTTGAACGGCAGCACATATGGCCCGACCAATGCCTCGTCACAAGTCTCCATGAGTGTTATTGGCGAACTTGCAGGTACAGGCAGTGTTCCTGCCGCCGGCCTTGTAGGCGCCGACGTCATTGTTCCAGGGATACCACCTCAGTCTGACACCAGTTCGGGTCAGGTAACTTGGCCCACTGTGGCTCAAGGCGCTTTGATTACTTCGGCTAGCTTGGCAATGCCTACGCTGCCTATGCGCAACTCGTCTGCTGACGGGCGCCTGCTGGACACTACGAATGCCTTCTTTGGACTTAGCACCAACCAGGCCGCAAGTACTTTAATTTTTGATGGGAGCACTTTAGACCATCTTTACCGCATGCCCGAAAGCCAGGCAGCCGGTAGCTTTGTTTTAACTCCTGGCTTTTCGTTGGATGACTTGGTTTATTCGGCGACCACTGGGCAGGCCACACATAGTGGCTCTGATGTCGGTGAATATTTTAATGGAATCGTCGGCGGTACTAATCCGGTCAGTAGCCCTCAATCAAATACGGTTTATCGCGGCACCCCACAGGGCGGCCGTCGCGCTGGTACTTCCTGTACCTCTGTGACAGGCTCTTATACGGGCATCTTAGACCGTGGCTTTGATCGGTTTACTCTTCCCATGTATGGTGGATTTGATGGCTTTGATATTTTGGAGCGAAATCCTTTTAACGATACACGTGCTCTTGGCGGAACTAACGACGCGAAGGACGTGAAGGACTATTCTGCTTACTATACTTTGACGAAGGCTATTGATGCCGTCGCTGATGTGGATCAAATCAATATCAACATGGCGGCTATCCCTGGTATTTCCGATAGGCAGACCACCAACAAGCTGATGTCTATGGCAGAAGAGCGTAAGGATACGCTGGCCATCATTGACTTGGAAAGTGGCTTCCTGCCTGTGACGGAAGGTAGCACCTCGGG